GGTGGATCTGTGACTGCAAGAGTTGTTTCAAAGTCATTTGCAGTTGCACCTTCAAAAACCATGCTTCCACTATTGAGTGTAAGCCCTGCAAATGTTACACTTGCAGAGGTTGCTACATCTTGACCAATAGATAATGTGTGAGTTGTTCCCTCACCTGTTGTTGCTGCAGAAGAAGTAACGCCAGTTCCACCAGTTATTGTTGCCACATAACTTCCTGAGGTATTAGTTCCAAGCGCAATTTCTATAGTTGTAGAACTTGCTGCGGTTAAACGACCCTGGTCGTCAACTGTGAAGCTACCGACTGACGCAGCACCGCCGTATGAGCCAGCTGTTACTGCAGTGTTGTCAAGGTTTAAGGTAAGCGTGTCAGTTGCAGAGGCCACCGATGTTAGGCCTATGCCACCAACTATAGTGAAGGTATCCCCACCAGCAATTGTTAAATTGTCACCGTTGTCTGCATCTACTGTAAATGAAGTAGAAATAGAAGCTGTCCCTGCTGCAGTCAAACGGCCTTGAGGGTCAACTGTGAAAGTTGGGATTGCACTAGCTGAACCATATGAACCAGCAGTAACTGTTGTATTGTCAAGATTTAGGGTTATGGTATTTGTAGATGATGCTAATGATGAAAGCCCAATTCCACCAGATATAGTTACGGTTTCTGCGTCATCGATTGTTTGTGATGTTCCAGAATCGCCTGCTAAAGTAAAGTTATATGTAGCAGCAGTTACGGCAGAATCTACATAACCGGTTGTTGCGACTTTTGTGCTATTATCTCCTGCTGTTTGTGTTGTTGCAGTTGCAGAAGATCCTAAGGCTACTGTTCCAGAAAATGTTTTATTTCCAGAAATAGTTTGAGTACTAGTTAATGTAGTAAATGCGCCAGGGCCAGCAATAGCTATGGGAGTACCTGTTCCTCCAGCTCCTGAGGTTCCTTTTCCATAATAGAGTACGTCGTCTACTTCTGTAAAAGCTAATTCTGCGTTTTCTAAAGATCCTGGAGCTCCAGATATTCCTCCAACCGCTCTTCTTTTAATTCTGATTGTATTAGCCATGATTAAAAATTTCCTCCATCGGTAAGATTTTCTTCGGGGTGGTTCACCCAAGCTGAACCGTTGTAACGCAAAATATTACCTGAGTTCACTGTGGTAATAGTAACGTCAGTCAATCCATTTAAAACTGATTGAGTAGTAATTGCAGTTTCTGCAGATATTATTCTATCTTTTACTGTTAAATGACTGCCTGCTGGATTTAATCCAATAACCGTTTGTATGGCTTCAATGGCGTCATTTGCGTTAGCGTGTTGTTGATGGTGGGGTACTGTTGCTGAATTGAGTGGGTCAGACGATGTCGGATTGATCAACACGTCCAACGCTGCGGGATACTGGGTGCTCATTATTTTCCTTTACAATGAAAAAATTTTATATTGGTCGTTACTCCAATTAATCGTTACTGAAATAGGATCAGTGGTAGCTGATATTGGAAGCCCAGTAGCTGTATCTATATAGGCTAAAAGTCTTGACGTAGCTCTAACTCCAGTATCCTTGTATAAAACCAGGTAGGCAAAACCGCTATTTCCATAATTTTCCACTGTAATATTATCAGCGTCAAAAATACCAGAAGCTGTTGTTTTTCCGCTTAACAAACTAGTAGTTGCTGCGACTGAATCTTCACTAATGCTTGACAAGAATTCATGTGTACTTAAATTTACTGTATAAGTATTTTTTACTAATGCAATTTTTAAATTGTTGTCAGTTAGATCGAATACACCCTCCAATAAGCCTTCTTTACCCTTTGTGTATAGTGCATTTGCCATTACAGGCCCACCTCAGCCGATACGATTACTCTGTATTTATAGCCTGATTCAAAGTAATTTTTTCCATCAACATAGTAAACCGGAGTAGCATCGTCTGACGGGAAGTCAATGTATACATCTGGCTTCCATGAGTGCATGGAGACTTCTGATGATACATTTTCCCATCTTGAGGGAGTCTTTTGGATTTTCTTACGTTGAGCTTTAAAGTACTTTAATGTCAAAAAGTTTGATGCTGGACGAGAACTAAATACAACTGTTACTCTTCCATTGTTCTCATCATTATTTAAATAAAAGTCACCATTAGAAGGATTGGTTGATTCTATATAGAAATTAGGATTCTTTGCTAGTATCTGATATCCAGTTTCTATATCAGCTCTTACTGATTTATCCTCTATAAGCACTTCGTTGAGTACTGTTGCTTGGCTCTCTTGCAGAATTGAAGGAGTTGCCGAATTGGTTTGGCTGGTAAAGCTAACTTTTTCCTCAGCCACCGTTAGCCCAGATGAGTCAACTAAGTTAGTGACCCTAACAATATAGTCGGTATTAGAGCTTAATACTACATCCCAATATAAAGTTAAAGTTCTACTAATCTGATTATAATCAGTAATTGTATTTATTGTTCTAAATGGAGAAATTGTCTGAACAGGTGTAGCTGAATCTGTTTGTACAATAAAATTAGCATTTATTAATGATGCTATCTTGATTGTCCTGCCAAATTTAATATTTACTGTATTAACAGTAACTGTAGCACTATCTATCAAATATAAAGCCACTCAACACACTCCATAATTATAATCCTGAACTAATAGTAATAAATTAATTCAATAAAAAGCAAAGGGGCAGTAGATTTCTCTACCGCCCCCAGCTTTAGGGTAATTTGTAACTATAACGACCCTAAGGTTTTTTATCAGCTTAAGGCTACGTCGTTTGTAACTTGAACTTCGTAGTTACGGCTGAGTCTGACGTTCTTAGCAACTGTAATGCCCTCACCGTCGCCCAGCATTACGATGTCGTAACGCTCCTTCATCTTGAGTGCACGAAGATCGCGACTCGGATCGTCGAACTGATCAGTGCTCATATCGTCCTTGACGAGAAGAGTACCGACTTCATTACGGTCGATGAGGAAAAGGTCTGACTTAGCTGCTGTTCCGCCACTCTTAGCTGTGAAGCTAACAAAAGGCGAAACAAGAACATTCAAGCCCATCGGAGCCGTCGAGTTCAGTGCGCCTTCTGGCGACTGAGGACGATATCCCCAACTTGTACCTACAGAAGATGCTGCGCCACCAGCGTGGAAGATGGAATCCTTGAGGAAGACCGACCACATTAATGGGTGCAGAATGAAATCTGTTGGGATATGATTTTCAGCCATAAGGATAGCGGCCATGTCCACAATGTCATCCCAGGTAATTGTCAAGTTGGCTGCGCCATCAATATTGCGACCTGTTGTGTCATCATAACTACCACTATCGTTATCGAATGCAATTGTAGCTGCATCCTTGAAACGGCTAAGAGCAATCTGCTCTTTCAAACGAGCCATAGCACGGCCGGCTGCGCGAACATGTAAACCAACAATGTCCCAAAGTGAATCAGCGATGACTTCCTCCGTAAAGGATAGCTTAACGCCCTTCTTTGAAACTTTGCCTTCTACCTGCTTTGCGAAAGCGAGTGCTTGCTCTGGATACTCTTGTCCTTCTGGGATCTCTGCTGCTTGAATAGCGTTGACTGCGGGGAACTCCAAAGAGCGTCCCTTACCGAGACGAACAGTGGAAAGCAATGGAGTCACAAGTAGTTGTGGCTCTGCTGCTTCTTTAAGCGTACGCGAAAGAACTTTGGGGAAAAGTGCTGCTGCGTCTGGTGACGCAAAAGCTTCCTTAATTGTTACTCTGTTGTCTGCATCTATGTACCCGTCCTCAGTCAATACTGCTTCCCAAGCTGGGAGACCCGAGAGGAGCTCTTGGATTGTCTTACTCATCGTAGGATTATTCCTCCTGTGTTAATGTTTCTTTTGTATTAATATTAATATTAGAGTGTCAGATTGACGCGGAAAGCACCAATGACATTGTGTACGTCCAGGTTGGCCCGGATACCTAACTTACCACTGTAGGTGCCTGCACGAGTAAGCTCGTAAACAGTCTTTAATGCACCCGGATCAGAGGGAAGTTGCATATAGCTGAGTAAGCCATCATCGAAGTTGGTAGCGAACTGCTCAACCTCAACAACTTTACCCACTTGCAACCATGGATAAGCACCAGCAGCAGTTGTTGATGCTGCAAATGCCACCGGACGACCCATGTGATCGGCTCGGATTAATGAACCAACTGTTACGTCGGCATTGACGCCTGTAACCATTGGGTACTCTACGTAACCATGTGTAATGAAGCCAGCGCCTTGCGAGGTGCCTTTGTCAAATGGTCTGTAAAGATCATATTGTGCGCAGCCAATCGGAACTGAATGGGCGCCCACAGAAACTGTATCAACTGAACCAGTAGTCGAGCTGGGGGTAGCGCCATCAAGCGGATCCCAACTGGGCATAACGTCGCCCCATGATTGGCTTGCAGCGGTTCCGTTAGCGGGAACGATGCGAGCATCGCCGTTTGCATCTGCTACTACTGAAAGAATGGTACCCTTGGTGACAACGATCTCAAAACGATCATCTTCACTATCATTGTACCATGTCGGAAGACCGGGATGGGGCAGTAAATAGGCTGCGGGAGCGATACCCTCAGAAACTACAAACCGGCCTGCACCAGTCTTACTATGAACCTTGCGGAACTTTGCTAAACTCATTTTTTATCTCCTTAAATATTAAAGTTTACGTCTACCCATAAGGGCATCTACTAGTACTTGTTCAAAAGATTCGTTAGGATCCGTAGAAGTCTTTGTATTTTCCTCTTTATCAAGAGTCAATACATTCTCTTCAGAACTAACTTCAGCTTCAGATGTTACTTGCGGCATTGTCATATAATCAGAAATGCGCTTGTTAGCCTTTGCTGGAGCCTTAGCCAGATCTCTCAAAGAGTCTGCTAATGAGGCAGCTGTGCGTGAAGCATGCTCGCCTATCAGGTTTTCTCTTTCATCTGCGGATTCGAAACCAAGACCAATCTTGGTGTCGACAACTCTTTCTACTAGAGTTCTATGCAATGCGCTTTTGAGCTTTGCATTTTCTTCTTCAAGAGACTTGATAGATGCCTTCAAGAGGTCAATATCTTGCTCAACGCCCTCTTTGTTGTCGCTGAGATTATTTTCCTCTTCAGCGGTCTCTTGATCCTCATTGTCCTTAGACAATGACTCTTCCGGCTTTTCAGCATTTTCGGAATCAGCGTCTTGCACATCCGCCTTTTCTGAATCGTCAGATGAGTTCTTTTCTTCTTCTGAATCTGCGTCTGCATCTCCTTCGGAAACTTCTTTTTGCTCTTCTTCTGCAGAAGTGCTTTCTTCAGTCTTCTCTTCTTCTGAAGTCACTTTGACTTCTTCTGAAGCTTCGCCTATGGCGGAAGCTGATATATTGGAAAGATCTTCGCTTAAGCCTTCAGCTACAGCTAAAATGTCTTCACTCTTGTTAACATCTGTCATGTTACGAGTCTCCTCAGAATTATTGTTTTCAGAATCTTCATTAGATAGTAATGATTCTGTTTTATTTATATAACTTTCGCTTTCTTGAAAAGCTAAAGCTGTTAAAAAAGCGCCTTTTAGATGTAAATAAATTGGCTTAGATTCTTTTTTCTTCATATTTGAAAGAATAGATCTATTTTCTTCAATGGAAATAATATCTTCATTATCCATGTTAAGAACAAATGCTGCGCTTCTAGCTATCCAACCTTCTGAATCGGACAGTTCGGCTTTACCGTCAGTAGTCTTAAGTGATCTGACTCCAGACTTTTGATCTGCTGGCTGATTCACGAAAGAATATTCTTTAAAGCCTATATCTTGCATGTCTATGAATGCTAGCTTGCCCTTATAGACTTGGCCTCTTTTATACTTCGGGGCCTTGGGCCTTCCAGATGCATCTTCTACAGCGAGGTCGTCTCCTGTAATGCTACAGATTGCTTTTCCAGCTCTACCGCCGACTGAACCTGTTAGGTATCTTTTATCTAATACTTTTTGTGCAGCGACTGGATCTGTTATTGCAATTTGCAGTCTGACGAATGATGAGCCGT